ATTCCATGTCACCTCGGACTTACGTGTCGCCGCAACAACTGTACGAAGCACTTGTCCACCCAACATCCGCGCAACGGTATAGGCGTCGCTGTTCCAAGTGATCTCAGATTTTCTTGTAGCAGCGACAACTGTTCTCAAAACCTGTCCGCCCAGCTTTTGCGCCGCCAACCATGCGTCTCTGTCCCACGTCACTTCGGACTTCCGAACAGCTGCCACAACTGTACGCAAAACCTGTCCACCAAGTTTCTGTGCCGCTGACCACGCAGTATTATCCCAAGTTATCTCTGATTTTCTAACGGCGGCGACAACTGTTTTCAAGACTTGTCCACTCAACATCTGCGCCGCTTTCCAAGCGACGGTGTCCCATGTCACCACGGACTTACGTGTGGCTGCAACAACCGTACGAACAACTTGTCCACCCAGCATCCGTGCAGCCGCCCATGCGTTAGCATCCCACATGACTTCAGACCGACGCACACGTGCAACAACAGTACGAATAACCTGTTCACCGAGCATCCGCGCAGCCGCAAAAGCATCGTTATTCCACTCCGCCTTTGAAACCGCAACTTTGAGGAATCTCGCCACAGTCGCACCGCCCATGTTTGCGGCATTCCACGCTTTGTCATCCCACGATTCCCCACTGACGGAAACCTTCAGGAATCGAACATTTGTTGCACCGCCCATGTTCGCCGCAGACCAGGCAGCATCATTCCATGTGTCGCCTTGCTTGACGCTGACCAGCAGTTCATGTCTCGCATACGACATTTCCCTTGTTTGCCAGAAGTCCCTGGCGAGTTTGAACGCATCAGCGTCCCACTCGTCGCCCTTCTTGACAGAGGCAATCACGGACATGGAAAGGCTGCGTTCACCATGCGTCCATTCTTCCTTAATCTTGTTGAATATCTCACTTGCGACGCCGCTCATCTTGTCCTTGATGCCGTCACGAATCGCCTGACCGAAGTCAAGACCCATCTGACGCAGCTCGGTATAAGAAGGCTCCTCGTCGCCGAGGATGCTGTTCACGTCCTTCGACTGTCCTACAGCAGAATCATCGATTGAATACGACAATTTCGCCTGTAGTCCGTATTCCTCTTCGTCCTCTGCGGGCTTGCCAAACAGCCAGTTCCACATATTCTGGAAGGGTTTGAACACATGTTCCTTTATCCAACTTCCAATGCCCTTAACTGCTCCGCCGATACCGTCCCTGACGGTCTCCCATATCTTGCCGCCAAGATTTGAGAACCATTCGACCACGCCGTCCCACCAGTCAGAAACAGCTTGCTTAATGTTGTTGAATGTGGTTTCAACCCATTCAGCGACACCCTCAACAGCCCCGGTTACGCCATCTTTAATGGTCGTCCATATCGTTTCACCGATGTTCTTGAACCACTCAACGGTATTGTTCCACCATGTCGATACGGCTTCTTTGATTGTGTTGCATACACCTTTGATTGTTTCAACAATGGAGTCCCAATTCATCACAACAGCCGTGACGGTGGTTGCAAGTCCTGCAATCAACAGCGCAAGGCCGATTCCAGGATTAGCCATCGAAAACAGCAGTATTGCGCCTATGACAGTCATCAGCGTTCCAATTAACAATATCGCCCCAAGATGCTCACTGATTTTGGTCTGTAGCCATCCCCAATCCAGTGATACAGCAGCCGCCAAAGACGCTGCACCAGCAGCCATAAGGGCTATACCAAGAGGAATGTCAACGCTACTGAACGCCAGAATCGCGCCAATCGTCAATAATGCACCACCAGCGATGCCCTCAATGAGTTTGATGATGTTCGTAACATCAGTTGACAAACTATCCCAATTCGTAGCAATAGCTGCCACCAATGTTGCCGCGCCAGCGGCCATCAATGCTATACCGAGGGGAATATCCACGCTTGAAAACGCCAATATTGCGCCAAGAGCAAGCATTGCCGCGCTCACTGCCGCCTCAATCGTGGAAATAATCCCAAGGGTACTTCCGCTCAAATCCTCCCAGTTTAACGCTATGAGAGTGGTAAGTCCTGCCGCGCCAGCTACCATCAACGCAATACCCAACGGAATATTTACACCAGAGAACGCGAGTATCGCGCCAAGCCCAAGAGACGCGCCGCTGATGATCATTTCTATTCTGGACATTGAATTACTCAAAGCAGTTTCTATTGCATTTGAGAATCCAAGAAAACCGCTGTCTATGGGGAGTTGTTCGAACATCAGTTCGTATCCGTTGGTATACGGAGAACTTCCGCTGCCGCCGCTCGAACCGCTGTTGGTCGTGTCGTTCAGCTTGTTGATCTCATCAAAGCCCAGGATCGTGCGCTTCAGTTCCTTCTGTGCCTGACGTGCGCTGTTGGTGGTGCTATTAAACGTGGATGACCACGCCCTCTCCACCTTCCGCGCCGCCGTGTATGTAGACGCACCACTCAGCGCAGCGAACAACTGATTGATTTGGTTCATGAGCCAGACAATCTTATCAATGACGAAGTCAAGCGCAGGTGCCAGTATCTCCAACAACGGAGCGGTCATCGCCGCCAGGCTGTTCCTGAAATACGTGGTGGACGTGGTGATCTTGTCCATCGCATCCGCAAAACCTGTACCGAACTTGTCACTGTATCCGTACAGGTCTTTGAAGGATTGCACCAAATCCTTTATCAAAGCGCGGATGAACCTGTACTTTGCGATTCTGGCAATGCCGCCGACGAATCCCAGAACACCGCCGACAGCACCTTTCAACACGCCCCAAAGGCCCTTCACGGTACCCTTGAAACCGTTCACAGGCCCGATAGCGCCGTTCAGCTTCTGGGCAAGGCCCTTCAGCGCGTCTCCGAATGAGCGTGTACTGTTTTCTGCCTCCTCCGCAGACGGGGGCACTGAATCCATAGTATCCTCAACAACATCCGCGGCCCCGGCAGCATCCGCAGCCTCCGCCGCAGCGCCACCGCTGATTTTCGGGATCTTGACATCTTGCATACCCTGGAACTGCTTCAGCGCGTCCGCAAGGTTCTTCACGCCAGTGAAGTCCACGTCCTTCAGCAGTTCAGCAGCCGCGCCGATATTCGTCATTTCCTTTGCAATGGTGGAGGAAATGCGAATATCACCCATCCCCGAAAGCGCTTTCAGCGCATTAGCGAAGCGCTCAATCTTGGGAAGGTTGTTCACGTTCAGGCTGTTCAGCGCCTGATTTATGGATTCAATGCCCTTGCCGATCGTGGAGGATATGGTGACCTTGCCCACGCTCTGAAGCGCTTTCAAACCGTTCGCAAGGTTCGTCAGCTTCTGGGCAATGTTGTTGCTCATGCCCCTTCCAGCATTGCCGATTTCAGTCAACTGATGAGTTAATCTGTCCAGACCGTCCCCCGAAGTGCTTACTGCCGATTTCAGTTTGCCAAGCTGAGTAACGAGTGTGTCAATTCCTTTTGCGGCGCTGTCCGCGCTGGAACTGATCTGAATCGACAGATTATCTATGTTCGCCATCCTCACTCGCCTCCTCTCTGGCTTCTTTGGCCCTTCGTTTCAGTTCACGCGCACTGTCCGCTTCCATCTTTGCGATGTAGCGTTCGTACCGCTCCTTCTCGCGCCGCTCCTGCGCCTCCTCGTATTCCTTCTCAGTCAGCGGCCACGGCTCCTCCGGGTACTTGCCCGGTTCAGGTCTGCCCTTCGTATTGGAGCGGAACACAGGCGATACGCGCAGCAGCGTGTCATAGATGTACGCCACATGACGCCAGCGCGCCCATTCGTCATTCTTCTTTTTGATTTCATAAGCCTCGCGGTATGCCTTATGAACCTTTGTGTTGCTGTACCAAAATTGGTTATAGGTCATTCCCATAGCCATGTACGCTGGGCAAATATTCGTCAGCATATCCGCGAGGCTTGAAAATTCAGGTATTGGTGACGACTCCCCCGTTACAGGGTAGTCGTCCACTCCACGTTTCCCGATTCTTCCTCGTCAGGCATCAGGTAGTTCAGGGTGTTCATGTACATCTCCGTCAGCACACGGACAAGCTTCTCCCTGTCCTTCATGCTCTTGTAGATTTCCTTCTGGATGGTGTTGCTCACCCGGCGATGGTTCGCCAGGAACGCACCAGCCCAAAGCTGCTCAATGCGGGTGGCGGGCTTGTCCTGAATGTCGTTCAGAGTGAAACCGGCGCTTTCGAGCTGCTTGATGCTCTCAGGCGTATATTCCAGGCAGTAGTGCTTGCCGTTGTAGTCGAAATTGATCTGATTCACGCGATTGATGTCCGCCATCTTCTTATTCTCCTTTTTCATACCATTATTCTAAAATGGGCGGGGGCGTCTGTACCCCCGCCCTGTTGGTCGTCGATCAGGATTCCTTGACGAACAGCTGGCTCATGGTCAGAACCACGGTCATGTTGCGCACGGTGTTGGCGTCGCCGCCGTTCACGAAGATGTCCAGGTAGCCCTTGCCAACGAACTTGCCGTTGTGGCCGTCCGGGTTGCCGGAAGCGTCCGCGCCGAACCACTCCGCCACATCCAGTTCCTGGCCCTTCAGCGCCTTGATGGTGTCGTACACCGCGCTGTCGTAGTTCAGGGTGTAGTTCTTCTGCTCGTTTGCCTCCAGGCCGGGGATGTAGGTGTGCGCGGGATCGCTCTGGGTGGTGGTTTCAAGCTGCTCGGGAGCCGCACCCAGGTCAGGGTCGGTCTTGAAGTCGAAAAGCTTCGCCCACGTCAGAGTGCTGGTGCCGGTGCCCTGCATGAAGTAGGACTGATAGGTGGAAATCGCCATATCTCATTTACCTCCTATAAATGGTTTGGTCTTTCCCCACGACGGCTTGATACCGGGCCGTCATGCGGTAGATCGTCGCGTCGTTCATGTTCTGTACGGGGTTCAGGAACGTCCGGGTGAAGCCCATCTGCGCGAACTGATCATCAATCAGCGTGATTATGGCCTTCGCCTGAACCTTCTTGCCCGTGTTCTTGTTGCTGAAAACGTCTACCTGATACATCACGTCCGAGAAATTCTCAATGTTCGCGCTGTCCCGCCCTCGCAAATGAACCGTGTTGTCCATCTCCACAATCAGGACGGCGGGAAACTTCGGCGGCTGACTGACATACTCTCCGGCCACGTAGATGTTGCTTGCGCCGTACTCGTTGCGCAGCGCGGTTGCCACAGTCGTAAAGACCTGATTCTCAATGTCTATCACGAACTGAACACCTCCTGCGCGATACTTTCCAACTGGTTCCGCAAATCCTTTGCCGTAAGGTACATCGTCATGCTCGGAGGATTGCCGTAGGTGTGTTCCCCACCGGGAATCCACCAACCCCTCGGGTCATCCCAATGGCCTTTTCCATTCGGATATGTACCAGGCCCCATAGGCACACCCTCAACGGATGGTTCGGGGTGTCCATATCCGTATGTTACGCCAGCGCCGAACTCCACAAACAGAACAGCCTCGCCATTGGCTACAATCGCGTAGCTGTTTACTCCACGCTGTTCAACCGTCACCGAGATGTCGTTGAGGCCCGTATATACAGCCCTCGAATATCCCAGAGACACGTTCACAGCGCCCATGTCCGCCAGTCTGCGGGCCAGTTCCTCCGCTTTAGTCTTGACCCACGCGTTGTAGGACTTCAACTCCGCAATTGCAGCGTCGATACTCGCGGAATCCAGCGTAAGACTGATAACCTTGCTCATGTGACCGTCACCTTGCTCACTGCGATCACTGTGCTGCCAAAGTTCGGAAGCCCTCGCCCGACCTTGCGCACGATGTAGTCCCACGGAGTTACGATTTCGCCGTCAGCGTTGACTTTCAGTGCGCCGCTCTCGTCGAGTTCAGGCTCCGTATCTATCCACAGCACTGCGTATTCGTCTATGGGAGTGTCTCTGTCTCCGGTGACAATCAGCTTGTCGTAGTTATCGTCGTCGCCGAACTGCCGCGTAATCACATCGCCCTTCGCGGGTGAGATGTTGCCGCTGGTCTGAACAGGGTTGCTGTATGAAGCAGATGTCCCGATCTGGTTGCCGTATTCGTCGTACTGCTCGACAGTCGAATCATACAGCGCGTACCAAAACACCTGTTTGTTCCTGAAACACATCCTGCTCATGGCTCATCACACCTTTGCGTAGGCTATCACATTTTGGCGGATGTATCGGGTCATATCCGTGAAGTCGAAGTGCCGATGGATGCCGTTTTCGATGCTCACGCTCT